GAATCAGCCGGTCCCTCAGTACAGGCTGGACAAGAGATTCACCCAGCTTGATTCGATAAGAGATTTCGAGATGTATGAGGGCGGGAACATTCCCGGTCGAGTCGTTGCTAACAGGAGTATCTTCAGCTTCGATGCAACCTCTGGTAATATACAGCAGATTCAGGCGAACACTCCATTGACTTCTCCTGGTGCTCCAATTCCTGACATTAACTATATTCTCAGTGAATGGCCTGCCGAAAGTGTTACTGAGGCTATGAACCTGGTCAACGCATGGCAGCAGAGAAATCAGTACTGGCAGACAGCTTGTGCAGAGCTATACGGGAACGCTTACCTGTATCCCGGCAAGCTTGTTAACCTACAGGGAATGCAGATGCCTCCAAATGGTTCTGGCTTCTGGATCGTTGCCTCAGCTTCTCATATACTCAAGGCATCAGGAACAGATCTTACCTCATCAGATAAATATGTAACACAAGTTCATCTCCTGAAAAACTCAACTCAGCAATCACCAAATCTTAAATCGATAGTTAAGATAACACCAGAATTCACGACTTGTATCCTTAATAGCAGCAACGCCTGGATTTCTCAGCAGGCCACAGTTTTAACTGACGGAGTATTGACACCATGACATATCCAGATTCTATGGGACCAGGCGGGGGACTGACAACCTTGGTGCCCCATTTCTGGGGTATATACCATGCTGTTGTAGTTAATAATGCCGACCCTAAGCAAGGCAACAGGGTTAAGCTTAAGATCCCTCAAGTTCTCGGAACAGCCATATCTAACTGGGCACCTAATGTTAATTCAACAGCTATACCTAATGTGGGTGCGGCTGTATTTGCCATGTTTACGGGGGGAGACAGGACTAAGCCGGTCTATTTTTTAGCTGAAAATCCCGGCATAGGTTCTACTGTCGTGGAAATGTTCGGAGCAGTTAATACATTCGGGGCACTGACAAGCGCTACTACTACTGCAAGCGGGCATACTTTTGTAGCTACTGCTGTACCGGGATGGAGTTTCGGGCCAGGGGCGGCTGTATTCTACACAGATGTAATGTCTGATGGTCAGATTGTAATGTCAGCACTTCCATTTACAGAAAACGAACTGTTGCCGACAGCCAATCATGCTGAGATAGATGTATTTGATCCTCTGAGATTTAAGTTTTACAACTTGACTATTCCTACATCTACGGGAGCAACTGTTGCAGTTGAGCCAGGCGATCAAGTTGGCGGCACTGACGCTGGTGCTGGTGATCTTAGAAGAGTTGTTCATAACAATGTTGAATACCTGGTGTTCACTTGCGGTGGGTACTACTTCAACTGGAATATTTCAACCACTGGTTTGTACCCGGCGATAGGATTCTTAAATAGAAACACAACAGGTGACTGGCAGTACGATCAGGCTATTTCCCTGACTGGTGATCAATGGGAGGCCACTAACCCTACTGTATACACAACAACTATTGCTCCTGGCGGGCAGAACACTGGTGTTGGCGGTACTTACTGGCCAACAGGTACATTGGGACAGATGGCTGTGTTCCCTCAGTCTGGTAACGTGGTTATCGGACATTACTTCGGGACACAGCATGCAGGCAGCACGTCAGGCTGTATTTCAGTAGTAGATACTGCTGGTAATCTGCTCTGCTCATATCAGATTCCCAATATAGTCCCGATGACGGGAACAATGACATTCGCGGCTGTAAGAGATGTGGAAACTGATCCTACTAGTGCCCTGAATGATGAAAGATTCGTTATTCTTTATGATGGTTTCGTTTCTAACACTCCTCATCATCCTGTTCAGGAATTCAGTTACAATGCTAATGCTCAGACGATAACACCTAAGTCCGTACCTTGTATCACAACTGATACTAACTCAGATTTTTCTTTCAGTATCATAGATAATCTGGGCAATCTTTATATAACCCAGTTTGATATAACTAATGGCCTGGCGGCAAAGAATGTTGCTGTTTACAAGAAGAATGCTGGCGAGAGAAATATTGTCTCACAAGCACCGGCAACAGGATCGTGGTGGTCAGCAGGAACATGGGGAACTAAGGTACCAGCAGATTTCTCATTGAATTTTGCTAACCAGCAAGGCTTCGGTGCGTTGGCGGGTCCATTAACAATGGACCCTGTAACAGGGGCATTACTGGTGCCAGGTGCTACAGGAAGATTTAGTGCAGCGGTACCTCAGACAGGTAATAGTCTTGGCTCTAACTTGCTAACAGGAGCAGATTCTACATTTGAAGCTGCTCAGATATTGACAGCAGATGATGCTACTTTTGCCACAAGCATAGGAACATGGTTTATTTTCATTGGCTCCGGACTAGCAAGAACCACATCTCCTCCTATCGCCCCTCCCTTCGGTACAGATGCAGCACAATGTAACCCGGCGTTCAGTAATATCACTATAGGTTCAGGAGATTACGCTGTAAACGGGAATTCTTTCTATCAATTCAGGGCGAATACACTAGCTAGCACAACTGGCAGGCAGTGTGAGGTCTGGATAAGATGGAAAGACAATACTCATGCTACTATCTCAGATACCACTCATACTGTAGCTTTTAATACCACTACTGCATGGACTACATTTGACGTTGTAGCACAAGCACCAAGCAATGCGGCTTTTGCGAATTTCTGGGTTGAAGTAGACAGTGCAGCAGAAACACACTACTTTGCGTCTAACTTCTTCTGGGATCTGACACTAGGAGATTTCACAGGCTGGACTCAGTTCCTTACCACTTTCAGGGCGACAACTGCTGCTGCTCATTCAGGAACATTCTCGATGTTCATGCAAGCTCCGTTCAACAATGAAGTTTTGTCTGCTACATCAACAAGAATAAATGTAGTTCCATTTCAAGAATACAAGGCTTCAGCCTGGTTCCTGGCCAATACTGTAAGCCAGAATTGTAATATCTTTATCAGGTTCTTCGACGGATCAAATAATTTCCTTGTGCAAGCTGGTCCGACGCTGACAGTTCAAGATAATACATCAACGTGGACACAGGCGAGCACTAGCGGCTGGGCACCTAAGAATGCAGCAACAGCAGCGATTGTTATCGAGCCTACGACAACAACAGCCGGGGAAGTTCATTACGTTGACGATGTTGTGTTTCAGACACAGCCTTTCACCGCTAATCCGTATGTAGACTTCGGAGTAAACACCTTGAGGCAAATCTATAATGTTATCATCGGAAGAGGCTGCGTGACTAACAGAAGATACTATATACCACTGGCGACCACTTTCAATGGTACTGAGAGCGCGGCATATCATACAGCAACGTATGTTCCTGCCAGAAAACCTCAATTCCTGGCATCAATCGATCTAGCGAAAGTACTAAGCAGATAATGGGAACTAATTTTTCAGTGCCATTTGCCTTGACAAGTCAGGGAACGGTACAGACAACAACAGATCCTAATGAGATAGCTAACGACCGCGTAAATAGCCTGATCGGTACTTATCCTGGTGAAAGGGTAATGCAGCCGACCTACGGCGTGAACACGGTTAGTTATCTTTTCACTCCCAATGTGGTCAAGGAAACTGATATGCTTGAGAATGAAATCAGGGATGCTCTTGCCGACTGGGAACCATCAATAACCTTGATACACATCAACACTGACCTTGACGAAACTAACGTTGGAGTCTCAGAAATCAACGTCGAATTTACCATATCAAATAATCCTACCTTTAAGCCAGCGATGGTGGCTACGGTTCTGGTAGGCGGAACGGTTGTACCACAATGAGCGGCATAAATCCACAGTTCTTTACAACACAGCCAGCATACTATCCTGTTCTTACTGCTCCTAACTCCATAGATTACACATCTAAGGACTGGCTGGGTTTTGTTACGTCAATGCTTGACTACGGGCAGATCATCATGCCTCAGTGGGATACAGCATCAGAAGGTGACTTTGGTGTCATGCTCGTTGAGCTATTCGCGTACATGGGTGATATCTTGTCATATTACGGAGACAGGCTTACTCAGGAGGCTTACCTTCCGACTGCTACTCAAAGGCTTAGTGTCTTAAATCTTGCGCAGCTACTAGGTTATGTGCCTATCAATAGCACAGCAGCGTCAGGTACGGTAACACTTCAGAATACTACAGGAACAAATATCACAGTTCCGGCTGGTACTCAGATAGCAACAAGCTTTAATACAGCAGCCAACCAGCCTATAATTTACCAGACAACTTCGGCAGTAACAGTTAATGCTAATGCAACTTTAAATAATGTGGCCGTAACTCAGGGCATTACCTATACGCTGACTAATCTTGGAACATCAGACGGCACAGCGGGACAGTCATTCCAGATCCCGCAAGCTAATGTCGAAAGCGGGACTATCTCAGTGTTTGTGTCAAGCACATCGGGTAATACGCAGTGGAATCAGGTACAGTTCCTAGTTGATTCTCAGCAAGGAGATTTGGTTTATTCTGTCTTCGTTGATCAGAATAATATGACTAACATACAGTTCGGGGATAACATCAACGGCGCGATTCCCGGCATCGGACTTACTATCTTTGCAACCTATGTTGTAGGCGTAGGATCACTGGGAAACCAGCCAGCAGGGTCGGTGGGTGTTATTGTTACTCCTATCACAGGTCTTATTGTTCCGTTCCAGTCAGCAGGAAGCACGTTGTATCAGTCATCAGCAATGGCAGGAGGTTCTGATCCTGAGACTAATAATCAGATCAGGGCCAACGCACCGCAAGCTTACGCAACACAGAGCAGAGCCGTTTCAACCGCTGATTTTACTGCTCTTGCGCTGACTGTACCTGGTGTCCTGATGGCTAACTCCGTGGCCAATCACAGTACAAGCGTCACTCTCTTTGTTCTTGGTCCTAACTACCAGGCTCCGTCAACCACCTTGCAAAATAATATTCTTAACTTCTTTACTAATAAGACACTAGCTGGCGTGACTCTCTCAATAGGCGCACCGTCATTGATCTTGGTTGATGTCGGGACAAGCGGCACTAACATGACGCTGCAAGTTCTTCCTAATTACAACCAGCAGGTTGTGGTGAACAATGTAACAACAGCTTTGCAAGCTGCCTTGTCCCCGCCTAACAGTCAGTTTGGTGAACTACTTAATGTGTCCTCTCTTTATCAGGCAGTTATGGCTGTGCCAGGAGTGGCTTATTGCGTGATCCCGATCATGACAAGAGAAGACGTAACACAAGCTAACACAAATCCGATTCAGTTCCGGCCATCTGAGATACCAACAGCCGGTTCAATATTCATAACAGCAAGCGGAGGTATCTTCTAATGACCCAAAGTAATATGAAGCCGGTCTACCCAGCAGGTATCTTCCCTTGGGCAGACAGGATTGATAACGTCAACATTGATTTCGCTAATGACATTAACTCAGTCGTAGCTGAGCTGGAATCAATAGAGACAACACTGGGTACAAACCCGCAGATTGAAACAAACCCTCCAACAGGGACATCGATTACCTATCCCTCAGTGAGTGCAAGACTTTCTGATGCGATGAACAATAACAATCTGCCTGTCTGTTCATTGTCAGCAACTCAGCTAACGTTCGGCAATACAACTATAGGGCAGTTGAATAACTACACCAAAAACTATGACCCTTACAAGATGTTCAACGGCACTGATGTTACTGCTCCTGTTAACGGATGGTACACAATCATCGCCCATCAGACGTGGCTGTGGCAGAATAATGGCTACTCTTATACTACTCTCACCTTGAACGGCAGCAACAATGTTATTGCTGACCATCTTATAGACTGGCAGTTCTCAGGTAACACATCAACAAGCAGCGGCTTTACTCCTAGATGGCAGGTTTTCGGCAAGAGAAACAGGCTTGCTAATATAGCATGGTCTGGGTTGTTGCATAAAGGGGATAGGGTAAGCGTGACTTCCGAAAACGGAACAGCAGCAGCACAGATCACTATCACTAACTTGTTCCTCAAGGCTGCTTGCATGAGGACGTTGCCAATCAATGCACAATTCACATCTGGATAACACATGGCTCTTCTAATACCTCCTAATAATGTCAGCGCAGGACAGTCAGGACATATAACTCATCACGACGAGATAGGCTCTTTACTAGCTCAGTATATGCAGATCCAGGCCACAACTGGTGTTACAGGGTTTGCCTTGCAGAACGCTACTCCAACTGTACTTACATGGGCTGTGCCTAATGACGGGAACCTGCATCGTGTAATGATTATCGGGGCTGTTGTTGTTACGTCAAACCAGACAGGCGGGAACATCAATAGTTCATGGACTCCTCCTAGCGGCAGCGCCCATAATGCTAATATCTTTACTGGCGGGCAGACTACTGGTACTTACGGGCTTAACTCAGTAACATCTCAGTTTGCTACAATAGGGCCGAACACGACAGTTACAGTAACACAATCGTCTGCTCAGTCAGCAGGGGCAGCTACGCTATGGTGTGAAATCTGGGGAAGCTAAGTGGTATATCAAGATATATACCAGGACACCTACCAAGATGTCTATGGTACTTTAGTCGAGACAACTAGCGGTACTGTATACGGCCAGACTCATTATGGGCTTGGTA